GCCCATGTAGTCCGACGCGAAGAAGCTGTCCCGGTAGTGGGTGATGAACTCGCCCAGGCGCCGGCCCCCGTCAACCGCGAGGTACTGGCCGTGGAGGTCGAGGTAGCCGTTGCTCGCGGGGGTGCCGGTCAAGCCCATGCGGTACGGGAACTGATCTATCAGCTTCTTCCACCCGGTGATTTTCACCCGCAGCGGCTCGCCGCGCTTGTCTTTGGTGTCGCGGAACCCGCCCTTCATCCGCTTGGTGGTGCTGTTCTTGAGCTTCGATACCTCGTCGTAGACCACCATTTGGAACGGGAACTCGCGGCCGGCGCTGAGGTAGTAGTGATCGAGGGTCTCCGCCAGCCAGTTCATAGCCTCGTAGTTGATGAGGTAGATGTCGGCATCGGCGAACAGAGCACGCGCACGGGCGTCCCTCGTGCCGTGCAGGACGCTGAACCGCAGGTGGCGGGTGTGTGCCCACTTGCGCGCCTCGCGCGCCCACACCGACTGAATGACGCGGAGGGGGCCGAAGATCAGCACCTTCTTGACGTGGCCCGCCCGCATGCGGTCAACAATGGCGGTCAGGGAGACGATGGTTTTACCGAGGCCAACCTGCAGCCAAAACATCGAGTCTTCGTGCGTCAGCGCATGCACGACACACTCGCGCTGGTAGTCGTGTAGCTGCGCCGGGTGTAATAGGTTTGTCACTGCTGCTGTATCCATTCTATGAACCGATCCACCCCCGCCGCGCCGTAGACGGTGTGGACGTGCGCGCCGGCTTGTCTCAGCCGCTCATGCTCGCGTCGCTGGTGGGGGCTGAGCACGCCGTCAACGGTCTTGACCTCAACGAACGCTACCAGCCCCGCAAGTACCACGATGCGGTCGGGAGCGCCGCGCCTGGCGGGGTTGACCCACTTCCGGGTCAGCCCGCCGAGCAGGGTGATCTGGTGATCGAGGTAGGTTTCGACCTTCGCCTCGCGGGTGCCCACGCTACTCGGTGTCGGGCCAGCGGGGCGCGTCGTTCAGCGGCGGCAGGTCGTCCGCGGCGCTGTGCGACACTTCAGGGGCGCCGTACTCCGCCAGCCAACGCAGGTAGTTCGCCGCCTTCTCCGCGTCCCGCCCCGGGCTGCCCTTGAAGTTCAGCCGGCAGGTGTACTTGATCGCGTTACCCAGCAGGTACCCATTGTACTGCTCCGGGGTCAGCTTGGCGCGGATGATGTTCAGAGTCTCGATGCCGCCAGCGTCGTAGTGAGTCGATTTGCCGTCAAGTGCCATCAGTATTTCTTCCCGTGGTGTGCGGCGCGGGCCTCGGGGCGATGGTCCGCGCGGGTTACGTTGTAAGCCATTTTCTCGACGAGCGCGCCGCCGAGGTCTAAGTCCAGCAGGCCGGCAAGGTCGCAGATGCGGATCACCGCGTCGGCCAACTCGACCTCCAGCCCGATGCGTCCCGGCAAGTGGTCGTCCATCATGCCTTTGCGGTCGGCCTCCATCGCCTCCGCCAGCTCCGCCACCGTGAGCATCAGGAGCGTAGGCACCTCGCGCCGGGTTTCGTGCCAGCCGCGCTCCCGTGCAATACCGTGGCACATATCGACCAGGTGCGTCACGGAGTGCGCGACGGCCTGCTGCATCTCGTCAGTTTGAATTTCGTCTGATCGGGTCATGGTGTTAATCCTTCGTGTAACGTTTGGTGATGAACCCCGTGGCACCGAGCCACATATCGGCGGCCCACTCGGGTTGTTGTGTCATGCAGCTTTCGAGGGTCGCAAGCGCGGCCGAGGCCGCGTCGGTCTCTACTTCGATACCTATCTCGTCATGCACATGCAGGATCACCGGCAAGCCCGCCGCCTCGGCGCGCATGATGCCGCTCCACAGTATGTCACCCGCAATACTCTGCACGCAGTTGTGTGCGAGGAACGGGCCGCTGGCCCCCAGCACAGTGAACCTGTGGCGCGGCCCACAGTTCAGGAGATCGTAGACATGCGACGGCCGTGCGGGGCCGCCACATCCCGGCACCTTGGACGCGGGCGTCCACCCGGCGTCTGTCATTACCTTATGGTCCGGGGTCATCCACACCCCGTCAACCGAGAGGCAGGGCTGGAAGCCTTGATACACGCGGCCTTCGTGGCTTACAAACTCCAGACCATCCCACACCCGGTCGTCGGGCCTCACGTCGCGTAGGCGTACCGCGCCGCGGTCGGTCAGCACCTCCGCGTCGCCGCTCACACAGTTCTCGGTAATCCCGCCAGCGTGCGCATAGATGCGGGTCCATTGGTTCTTCTCGTTCATGCCCATGTAGCTGAAATTGTCCAGCCACTGGACCTCCTCCATGTACCCATGTGCGACCAGGTGCGCGTCGGTCCACCCGAGCTTGAGCCACTCCCCGTAGGGTGCGTCGCCGGCCTTCGCGGTCATTGTCTTGTCCGACCACGGGGCGGCGCGCTTGCGCACCTCGGGGCGGTAATAGCTCAGCGCCCGGCCGCTGGGCAGCCAGATGCGGAGAAACTCGGCGTCGCGCTCGATGCGCATGCGATACCCCGTGACCTCTCCGCCGTTCTGTGTGACCGACATCACCGCGCTGTAAACCCATTTCCAGAATGCGGGGATCTCGGGGTACATGGTGCGGAACGTATTAACCGCACGCTTGGCTTCCTCCGCGGTCATGTCCACGCCGTAGCCTTCCGCGTAGGCGATCAGCCCGCGCCAGCCGAGCATGTAGCCCGCGCCCAGAACGGGGGGCTTGGCGAATGTCCGCTGCTTCTTCGTCACCTCGTCGTAGGGGGTGCCGTAGTACTCCGAGGCGAACACCTTGTAAGTGTCCCGGCCGTTGCGGAAGGTGTCGTCTACCTTGTGGCATTCGGTAATCCACCCGAGCACCACGGACTCAATCGACGACAGATCACAGGCGACCAGGGTCTTGCCCTCCTCCGCCCGGATCACATGGCGGATGGCTCCGCCGAGGATGTCGGCCACAGGCATGCCGTAAGCGCCCTTGAGCAGCCCAGACGAGCCGAACCCTACGCCGTACACCAGGCGGTCGAGCCGGGCGCTGTAGCTCTCGGGGGGCTCGCCCTTGCCCGGCTCCAGGAACGGGCGCTTGAGGTTCTGGAGCTGGATCAGGCGACCGCCCACCCGGTCGGTCCGGCTTGCGCCTTTGTACTGAAACATCCCACGCGCACGGTCGTCGGGCATGCTGGCGTTGATGACCGCGTTGTATTTGGCCGTCGCCTTGGCCTCCTTCTGCGCCCACAGCTCGACCGCAGGCCGCGCCGCGTCGGGCAGCCGGCCGTGCTTTAGTTCGGCGGCGAGGTAGTCCTTGCGCAAGGTGTCGAGGGCCGCGCCGGTGTTGGTCTGCAGCCATTCGAGGAACGGGCCGCGCGTCACCCGTGGCAGCCCGGTGAGGTCTTGCAGCTCGCGGGTGAGCGCCTGCCGCTCGATGTCCCACAGCTCGATTGCCGACGCGGCGAAGTCGGTGTCCATCGGCACGCCGCGGTCGTTGATCCGCTGGTCAGCGCACCACTGGGCGTAGTCCCAATCCGACATGGTGGGGAACTGTTGCATCCAGTGCCACAGCCGGCGCTCTACGTGGACATCCTGCCGGCAGTAGTCGCAGAACTCCTCCCACTCGGCGGGCTTGTTCGCCCAGTCGTACCACGCCGCTTTGTGGTTCTTCGGTGCGGGGGTGCAGAACACGTTGATCAGTTGACCGCCGCGCTTGTCTTTGCCCTCCAGCCCCACGGCTCCCAGGGTCTTGTCCAGCCCCCCGGCGAACCCGAGGTAGTAGGACTCCACCATAGTGCAGCGCCACTGCTCCGGCGGCACCTCGACGCCGAGACAGTATCGGGTGATCAGCCGCTCGAACTGCGCGTTGAACGCATGCTTGCGGACGTGCGGCGACCGGAGCGCGTCCGTCAGCCGTGCGGGAGCCGGGCCTTTGTGCGCCTCCCACAGCTCGACCGGATCATCGTCGATGGCCCACCCGAGCATGAGGATACGGGTCGACGGGTCCGACGCGTACTTGTGCGCGCCGGCGGTCTTGATGTTGACCTCGGACGCGGTTTCGTAGTCAAGGTGCAGGCGTGTCATTTCGACAGCTCATCCTCCAGCATGGCTAGCGTGTGCTGGCACATTTGGTTCCCTTCCCCGTCCGTGATCTCAAGGTTGTAAATGACATCAATTAGCCCCCCGACAACCGTCTTTATCCGGGGGAGTTCCCCTTGGATTTTCTCAACTTCTTTCGACAGCATCTCTGTCGTCGCGGGTTTCTCCTGCTCTCGCGAGCGTAAGTCCCCGCAGTAAAGGTACAGCTCGGAGTCGTCCGCGGCGCACGCGGTCTTGTAGACGTGCCTCTCCGAGTGCGTGGCTCCTTGGTATATCGCGAAAACTACCGCGTCGTCAGGCTCCATCGCGAGCATGTCTCTTAGTTTTTTGACGGTCATCGTCGTCATGTCGCTGCTCCGTGCCGGGGGCCGTGACCCCCGGCGTTGTAGTTGTCAGACGAAGGACGGCGCGACCGCGTAACCCTGCTCGACCATCATGGCGTCCGTCCACCCCTGCGCGACGAACGACTCGTAGGACGCGCCGTTGGCCTTGGCAGTCATGATGAGCGTGGGGGCTGGTGCCGCAGGCACAGGGGCCGGCACAGGGGCCGGTGCGGGCGCAGGTGTAGGAGCCGCCCCCTGCGGCACCGCCGTCGGGGCGGGGCCGCCGGCTAGGTCGCCGAACAGGCTCTGCGCGGAGGGGCCGCTGGACAGCAGCTCGCGGTCGATGGGGCCGTCGGCGTCAGTGACGGCGGTGCCGTTCAGGTAGCAGTTGACGCCGCCGTTGCCCTTGGAGTAGCCGGCGAACGTAACGTCCACGTGGACGATCTTGCCGACGGTGTTGCCGTCCGCTGTGGGGTCGATGATCTCCTCCATGCCGTTGGGGCCGAACTTGACGAACGCAGGGCGCGCATAGTCCGCGCTGCTGCGGGCGCGCAGCGCCACGTACCCTGCGAGCGCGCCGTCACACTCGATCAGCGGGACGTAGCTGCTGGCAGAGAAGTCGGCGGGCTTGTTGGCCTCGATCTGCGCGCGAATCGTCGCGGTCTGGGGGTCGTCCCCGCGGATCAGAACCTCCAGCCCGTAGCGGAGTTTGTCGGGGAAGTCTTTCGGGGCCGATGCTTTGGTCAGGTGAACGTAGCGGGCAATGCCTTGAAATCTCATTGGTGTGTCTCCTACAGGAACGATGGGACCGGTGTCGGTTCAGGGGCGAGGTCGCCGAACATCACAACCGCGGTGGCCTCCGCGGGTCGGGCGACCTTCTTCAGCTTCAACGGGCCGGCCTTCGCGACCACGAAGTCGGCCTCCAGCTTTTTGCGCTGGCGGTCGGTCAGCGACTTCGACTTGAGAATCTGCGCGGGGCTTGCGAGTTTCTGCGGGTAAATCTCTCCGCGCGGCAACTTGCGCGCCTTGAGCGCCGCCGCCACCGCTTCATCGCTCACCGCCCACACGTGGGACGCTCGGCCGGGCGCCATCTCGTAGCCTGGCACCGACACGCCTGCGTCGATGCGTCGCTGCACCTCTTTCTGCACGCGGTCGTAGGCCGACATCATCGCGTCGTGGGTGTCCATCAGACTGGCCAGCTCATCGTCGGCCAGCTCGGACAGTTTGTCGAACATGCTCGCCAGCGCGGGCAGTAGGTCGCCCGCCACGGGCGCGAGGCTTGTCTCCATTACGGTCTCCACGGCAGCGGTACTGTGTGCGCTGCAGTTGGGTTTGTGTTTGCACCACTGGCAGTGGCCCTTGCCCCCTCTGTTGTCGGGGGTGAGCGGTGCGTCGGGGTCGTCGGTGCGCGTCGCTGCGGCGTTCAGCTTCTCCAGCTCGTCGATCAGCTCGGCACTGGTCAGGTGCTGCGACCGGATCGGGTCGTCGGTCTTGGGCTGCACCACCGTCGCGATGAACTGCCCCTCGACGGGGCGGAGCGGGCGCACCAACTCGGGGCCAGATGCGATGAACAGCCGCGCCTTGCCGCCGATGTACGCCAGCAGTTGCGAGTTGCCGCGGACATGCACCCAGCCACGGCCGTCCTTGTAGTCAATAACCTCCAGCGTGTGCAGCGTGCCGTCGTGGCGCGTCGCGATGATCGTAATGTCGGCGGTGCCGTTCCAGTCGGTGCGCCCGAAGATGCCGCCGGGGTCAGACTTCGACTCGGAGAACACCGCGACATTGCCGTCCGTGCCCAACTCCCCGCGCAGCTCCTCGACGCGCCGCTCGATGTAGTCGAGGCACACTTGCACCCGGTCGCATCGGTCGGCCGTCGCCACCCAACCGAGCGGCTTCTCCTCGTGGCCCTCGCCGAACGTCTGGCCGAGGTAGCTGTCAGCCCGCACCGCGTTGTCCATGCACATCTCCAGCAGGATGTGCGAGCCGGTGCCGTCGATGGCGGCGTCGCCGGGGATGTCCGGGTAAGCCGCCTCCTCGCGCACCGAGCCGGCGCAGTGGGGCCAGCGGTGATTACTGGGGCTGAGTCGTGCGTGCGTCCCCATCACACTGTCACCGCGCGCACAGCGTCCAGCAGCGGCCCGTACTCCGCGGGGTCCAGCTCGTCGATCTTGGTCGCGCCGCGGGCCTTCAACTCCTCGAAAATGCGTGCCCCTTGGTCGCCGATACGCATGGCTTCCTGCTGCAGCGCAGCATTCAGCTCCTCCGGGGTCATCGCGGCGGAAGTCGTGGGGGCTGCAGGCGCCGGCGCGGGGGCGGGTGCCGGGGCTGCCGGTGCAGGAGCTTCGGGGGCGGGGGCTTCTGGTGCAGGAGCCTCCTCCGCAAGGACTGCCGCGCTTGCCGCGACGGCCGCCGCGGGGGGAGCCTTCCAGTGCGCGGCGAAGGCGGTCGCGGCGTCGGGGGCCGAGCCGCGGGCGATCTGTTCGAGCGCCTCGGCGATGCGTTGGAGGTTGCTTTCAATGCTCATTGATTTGTAGCTCCATGTCCTCTTTCGAGGGTTCGATTTTCAGACGGCCGTCATTGGCCGCGCGGATGATCCGGCGCAGGAACGCGCTGGTGCTCTCGGCCCCGTAGCGGGACACTGCTTGCTCGCGGAACCGCGCCAGCACGTCGGCGTAGTCACGGAACATCACGTAATCATCGAAGGGTTTCGACATATTGGTTCTCCTGTGTTGTCTAGGGGTACACTATCATGCGCCTGTCATACTTGCAAGGGGAAAAAAGGGCCCTCCTAAGAGGGCCGAACACTTCCCGCAGCGACAAAAACCGGGGAGCCACCGTGTACCAATGAAGCCTGGGCGACGAGAGCCTCGCCGCGCTGTTGCGGGGTCATCATAGCATAACGATGTGCATCGCGAATGGCCCAGACCGTCTTGGCGGTGCCCTTGACGTTGGCCCGGACGCGTTCCACCCGCGGGATGTTGCCGAGCGCCAGCCCCACCGACTTGGCGCTCAGGCTGCGCACCTCCACCTCGTCGCGCATCGCCAGGTGCATGCGCAGCGTTTTGAGCGCCTCGCCTGGGTGAATGAGGTCGTGAGCGAATACGCCGATCCGGTCGCGGATGCACTCCTCCACCAGCAGGCGGACGGGCGATTTGCTGTCGTCGGTAATCTCGCGAAGAAACTGTGTCATCGGGGGAGCCTCCTCCGGGTGGAAGTTTGTCAGGTCTACCTCGTTGCGCAGGTAGTGGATGCAGTGCTCGACGCCGCCGGCCGCCATCCACTGCCACGCTGCGCGCCAGTAGCGCGCCCACTCTGGGAGCATCTCCCCGTAGTCGTCGCGGATTTGCAACGGAGTCCACATCGCGTAAATGCGGCGGCTGACCTCGTTGAGTCTGATCGGCTGCCGACTGTTGGTGGCCATCGTGACGTTGACCAGATTGGTGATGAACTGCACATCCCGGCCCTTGCCCTCGACCGGGATCACCGCCGGCGGTGCTGCCGCCAACTCTTTGATCCTCACAGACACCTCGCGGGCGGCTCGGTGGTCGCCCAGCTCGGCCTCGTTGACGTGCAGATGCTTGGCGCGCATCAGGTAGCTGTTGAAGTTACTGACCAGCCGCTCGCCGCCGATGGTGGTGCTGTACTCACCCATCGCGGTCATCAGCGGATGCAGCAGGAAGTCCTTGCCGACACCCTCGGCCCCGCCGAGGAGCAGCATGTGGTTGATCTTGCGTTCCGGGTGCAGGACGGTGTACGCCATCCACTGGAGCATGTGGGCGCGGTGCCCGCCCCACCCCATCTGCTGCCAATGGTGCAGCCACATGTCGCAGTTGCCCGCGGCGCCGAGCGGGGTGTGGGCCTGCGACCAGGTGTTGCCGTAGACCACCCCTTGGCGCGTGAAGGTGCGCGGCTTGGCGGGGGCGAAGTCCAGCCGGTCCACTTTGGCCACACCTCCCTGCAGTGCGGTCTTGCGCGCCTCGATGTCCTTGTCCATGTGCGTGTTGCTCCACGCGTCGGGGGTGTAGTACTGGTTCTTCCCCGGGTCGTAGAACTGGTTAAGCGCCGCCACGAAGTACACCCCCGACATGAACGAGGTGTCGGCCTGTGAGGCGTACCAGCGGCTGCGCTCATCGCGCAGGATGTCGCGCAGCTTGGTCTGCGACCAGCGCATCGCGTCGGCCACGATGTCGTGCCAGTGAGTGCGCTCAATGGTGGGCAGGTCGTCCACCAGGCGGAGTACCTGCACCGCGAGCTGCCGGGCCTCGGCGTCCGTGTGCGGCACCCGCCGGAGCTGGTCGACCGCGGCGTCGAGGCCGTCTGCGGCCGGCAGATCGGGGGTGTCGGCGGTGCCCATGAACGACACAGCAGGCGGCGGCGCGGGCGGCGCGGTGGGCTTGGGCACCAGCTCACCGGCGAACACTCGGGCCATGCGCCACGTCATGTAGCCGTCCGTCCACCCGGGATGTGACGCCTCGATGTAGGCCACCAGGTCGCGCGCTGTGCGCTGCTCACACGCGCCGTGGTGGCACTTGAACCCGAGGGAGCCGTCGTCGTTGGTGAACACCGCGGAGCCGCTGTCGTCGCCTCCTGTGTGCTCCTCGACCCATGGGCACACGACATCGAATCTGCCAGCGCCACGCACCTCCTTGACGAGGATCAGGTCGGGCAGGTGCAGCACCGGGTGGTCGGGGACATCGGTCGCGCCCTCCAGCCGCTCGCTGCGGCGGGCTGCGTTGATGTCCACCCGGAACGGTGCCGCCAGTTGGTGCAGGTTGTACTTGCGCTCGGGGTTCCACGTGAGCAGCCGGCACTTGAACGGCTGACCGTCCACCAGCTTGGCCGCCTTGTTGTTGTAACCCCCGGGCAACCGGACGTAGCGCGTGACGCCCTTCATCCCTGGGTCTTTGCCGCCGGGGGCGAGGCCGTTGGCCACCAGGCCGTCTAGCAGGTTCTCGACCTGGGCGCGATCACCGCACGGGTGGTCGAGGATGTACCCCCACTGCTCGCTGCCGGGGCTGGTCTCCAGCACGTAGCTGGGGGCCGGCAGCTTGGCCGCCTCGGCCGCGGGCAGCTTCTCTCGCACGTCGTCGAGGACAATCACATAGGTGCGGAGATACAGCGCCTTGCGGCGGCGGGCCTTGCCGTTGTTGTCGGGCGAGAATACCGAGATGCAGAAATACTGGTTGCTCGGGTCGCCGTCCTCGAACCCGGGCCAGCGCCCTTGCCAGTCGCCCGCCCACGCCGCCAGGTGGCGGTTCTTGGGAATCGCGCCGGGGTCGTAGGTGAACTTGGTAATGTGAGCAAATGGCGCATCGCGCCGAAAAACCTCTTGCAGAAAATCTGTGTTTCGGATCATGTCGCTGCTCTTGTTGTCGGGGAGCGCGCTGCTTTTGTTGTTGTTGTGTCACGCGCGAGTCATCATAGTCCGTGCGCCCGGCGATGCCTAGCGCCGCTCCCCTCACAGCGCCTCGTAACCCGGCCCTGAGATGGTGCCGCACTGATCCTGCGGGTCCGCCCTTTCGCGTGCTACGACGGTCATTCCGAGGACTGTAGCGCCAAGGGGCACCGCCCCCGCGCCACCCCCAAACCCTCCGGGGTGGTACAGCCGCAGGTCGACCGCGAGTTTGTGGCGCTCCCAGTCAGTCAGCGCCACCGTGTCGGGCCACGCGCCGGTGTGGCGCTTGGTGCCTTGCTTATAGGCGCTCAGCGCCGCGATGGACCCAAGTCCGTTGCTGTAGGTGCTCATGGCGTCAGCGCCTCCTGCGGGTCCGCCGTCTCGGCAAGATCGGGGGCTGCCACGACAGTCACTCC